GACCGTGTTATGGCATTAATGATTGGAATGTATCACAGCAGGGAATTATATAATGCAGAAGTTAAAGATATATTAGAAGACAGATCATCTGATAAATGGTTTGATTTAAACTATCATTAGTAGAGGTGATATATTTATAAATAATAAGTAAAAATATATTACTAGGTAGGAAAAAATTATAAATTTATATAAATTTGCAAGTTATGGGATATAATAAAATACCTAGGCAGAAATTGTCTAAGAGCAAAAAAACAAAAGAATGGCAAGAGGCTTGCGTTGAAGCCTTTATTGATATTTCTAATTCTGGAAACTTTTCAGGGTCATCCCACAAGGATGATTTAAAAAGAATGTACGATTATTACAACGGTGTTATTGACGAGGTAGACTATTCTTACGTACTAAAACCTTACGGCAAATCCCGTAAGAATTTCCCTTCACAAATGCGTAATTATCCCATAATCAAACCTATAGTCGATCTTCTTCTAGGCGAGAAAGCCAAAAGGCCTCTCAATTTCACCGTTACTGTACAAAATGCAGATTCTGTTTCTATTAAAGAAGAAGCTAAGAAGGAACTTATAATGAGAAATCTTCAAGCACAATTTGCAAATCAAATGGCAGAGAATGGTATGGAAACTGGAGTGGAAATGCAAGATGTGCAACTTCCAGGGCATATTCTTGAGCAATTTGAAATGAGTTATGTAGATAACAGAGCTATTAAAGGG